GCCGCAACGATGCACGCAAACTGCGCGCGTTCGTCTCGGTCGAGAGAGATAAGGACCGCTCCTACACGTCGCTGGCACATGCCATGAGCGATAAGGAACTGCGGCGCCAGGTCGTGGCGCAGGCGTGGGCCGATCTTCGGGCGTGGCAGACGCGATATGGCCATTTGGCCGAACTTGCGCGGATGTCTTCGGCCATCGATCGCAACGCGCCGGGTGGTGGCAAATGAGCTTGAGACCCGCACAACTGAACGCGATTGATCTGCTCGATCTTCAAGAACATCAAGGTTGGGTTCGCCACCGCGATCTTGAGACGCTGGGTGTCCATGGCCGCACTCTGCAATCGCTCGAGGATCTCGGGTTGGTTGAAAAGCGCTACGCAAGCGGTCGCCAGCACGGAATGACATCCGGCCTTTCGTGGCGACTGACGGCGGCCGGGATGGCCATGGCATCGCGCCGGACGGGCCGCAATAAGGCCGAAGAAGTCCGTGAACGCCGAGGGGACACAGCACACGGGATGCATCTTGTGCTGCGCGGCCGTGCGTCCGTCCATTGGTGGCTGATCAGCTACTACCATGAACCTCAGGTGATGCGTGCGATGATCAAGATTGCCCTACACCGTGAGCGCACCAGCATTGCGGCAGTCTGCCGACATGTCGTTATGACCCACACACTGGAGGCCTTAACCGATGGCTGATATCGTGTTCCCCCTAAGACTGACCGCTGACCAGGTCCGCCATATGCATGCGCTGGTATCGATGAGCAGGGATGAGCATCAGCGCTTCATCGCCAAATATCGCACCGAGATGGACTGCGGCTTGCAGCGTGAGCTGCTCGCTGTTGATCTCGGCCTGATGGCCGCCATAGAGCGGCAGTTCCCCATGGTGTTGGAAGAGCGCAGCGCGGCCGGATAGGTTGTTCGAATTCGCTCCCGGGAGCCCACTGGCGGAGCGGATAGTCCGTGGCAGGCACGGCTAGGCGAGGCTTTGCATGGCAAGGCAAGGCTTGGCGAGGCAAGCCATGGCGAGGCGTGGCAGGGCAGGCAAGGCGGGGCGTGGCAAGGCGGGTTCGGGCTTGGCCAGGCGTGGCGCCGGCAGCGCAAGGGAGAAACGGCGGTCCATCGGGCCGCCGTTTCCATATTAGGCAAGACCTCGGCGACTCGCCCGTTAGCATGCGCACCGATGCGCCCATCGGTGCGCGGCAAGGCAGCTGCGCTTTGCCGCTGGCTCTAACACGGTGCGCTTAGGGCGCGCTGTCGCCCCGTCAACCGTGGTTCATCCGCTCTAACAAAGGGTGAGACACGCGCCCCGTTTCCCTGCATACAACGGCGCAAGTTTCGCGGATTGCCTCCGCTTTCCCCACATCGCCAAGCCTCCCCACCCCTTCGCGGGTCCTGTCTGGACCTCAAAGGGATGCGGGCGACCTGCGCGCGTTTGAGGGCTAGCGTTAGCGTCCGAAACGGGGTGCGCAGCAAAACCGGGTGCGCAGGTGCGCAGAGGAGATTGCCATGACGATCAACGCCAAGCCCTGCTGCCCGAAGTGCCAGAGCGAGAAGCTCAAAAAGCACGACCCCCGCAAAATGCAGTGCCTTGAGTGTGCAACTATCGGGCTCAACATGGAGTTCGAAGCCGCGGGCGTTGTGAAATCGAATGGCGGTCCGGCACCCGGTACCGTCACCGACGATAAGACGCTCGGAAACGACCCGGTCGATTGAAGCAGAGTGGCGCAGCGGTAGCGCGACGGATCCATAATCCGAAGGGCATCGGTTCGAATCCGATCTCTGCAACCAACCCCCGCCTGTCACTGCCGAAGGCTCTAGCTGTGTTAGGGCGGTTGATGTAGGCCGCGATGGGCGGGGTTCTCCTTTGACGCCGGACAAACCGACGAAGGGCGGAGTTCGCGCTTACGCGAGGCATCGCGGGCTTAAGAGCGACAACTCGGTCCGCAAGGCGCTAGCCGCCGGCCGTATCCGATATGAGGCCGATGGCAAGACCATCGACTTCGCCAAAGCCGATGAGGCCTGGTCGAAGAATACAGACCCCACGCAACAGCGTGAGACGAAACCGGCGGCGCCGCCGGCTGAGGCGGTGCAGGCCGGTGATCCTGCAGCCATCCCGCCAGTGCCGCCGGCGCCGCCTGGTGCGAAACCGACGGCGACCGTCGCCGATCACCCGATTGCGAATGGCGCGATCGCGACAGCCGTCAGCTATCTCAATCGCGCGGGCCTGACGCCGACCGGTGCCGATGGTGGCGTGACGCTGGTTGACGCGCGCACGGCTGACCTCCTCCAGAAGATGGAGAAGCGACAACTCGAGATCGACGCGCAACGTGGCGACGTCGTCCCCAAGAAACAAATCGTTGACCGCTTCTTTGCGCTCGCGCGCCAGGAACGCGATGCCTGGCAGCAATGGGTCGTCCGCAACATCGCTGAGATGGTTGCCGATCTGAAGAAAGCCGGTGTGAAAGTCGACGCCCAGGCGCTGGAAGTCGTGCTGAACCGCCATGTTGCAAGGCACCTCGCAGAGCTTGCCGAACTCAAGCTCTGAGGCGTTTCTTGCTGCCGATCTGGAGGAACTAGAACGCGCGTGGAAGCGCGGCATAACACCTGACCCCGAACTGACGGTTAGCGAGTGGGCTGATCAGCGCCGCATCCTGTCGTCGCGCGCAGCATCCGAGCCCGGTCAGTATCGGACGGCGCGAGCACCGTTCAACCGCGACATCATGAACGCGCTGTCGGCGTCGAGCCCGTATCAGCGCGTCGTCTTCATGAAGTCGACCCAGGTGGGTGCGTCGGAAGACGGCATCAACTGGATCGGCTATTCGATCGATCAAGTGCCGGCACCATTCATGTTGGTGCAGCCGACAACGGTGCTGGCAAAGCGATTTAGCCAGCAACGCATCGATCCAATGATCGAGTCGACGCCGGTGCTGCGGCAGCACGTGCAGCCGGCACGCATGCGCGACAGCGGCAACACCGTGTTCGCCAAAGCGTACCCGGGCGGCATTCTGATCATCACTGGCGCCAATTCGGCCGTCGGGCTTCGCTCGATGCCGGCGCGCTTCATCATGTTCGATGAGGTGGATGCCTATCCGCCAGACGTCGACGAAGAAGGCGATCCGATCAAGCTTGCCGAGCGCCGCGCAACGACGTTCGGTCATCGCCGCAAATTCTTCATTGTTTCGACGCCGACGATCAAAGGTCTGTCTCGTATCGAAATGGAGTATGAAGCGACCGATCAGCGGAGGTACTTCGTGCCTTGTCCGCATTGTGGCCGCAAGCAATGGCTCAAGTTCGAACGGTTGCTGTGGGACAAAGGCGACTACGCCAGCGTCCGCTACATGTGCGAACACTGCAACGACCCGATCGAAGAACATCACAAGACAGCGATGCTGGATGATGGCGAGTGGATAGCCACCGCCGATTGCTCTGATCCGAAAGTTGTCGGCTTTCATATTTCGGCGTTGTACTCGCCCGTCGGCTGGATGAGCTGGGCGGAAATCGCCAAGGAGTGGGAAGAGGCGCAGGGCAATGAAGCCCTGATTAAGACGTTCAAAAACACAATCGAAGGGGTGAGCTTCCAGGAGAAGGGTGAGGCTCCCGATTGGAAACTCCTGGCTGATCGCAAGCGCGAGCATCTTCTCGGTAGTGTCCCGACGTGGGCGATCCTGCTCACCGCCGGCGTCGACGTGCAACGCGATCGTATTGAGGCCGACATCTATTGCTGGGGCTACGGGCTCGAGAGCGCGCTGGTAGATCACATCGTCGTCGAGGGTGATACAGCTCGTGACGAGGTATGGGACAAGCTCACAGCCTTGCTGTTTAAGCGCTACACGCGCGACGACGGCACGGAGATGCTTGTAGTACGCTGGGCAGTTGATACCGGCGACGGTGTGACCACATCGCAGGCCTACGCTTTCTGCCGACGAAATCCGGGCGTAACGATCGCCATCAAGGGGCGTCAGGGCTTCAACGCGGCGGCGCCGGTACAAGGTCCGTCGATGGTTGAGATCACGGAGCGTGGTCGTAAGATCAAGAAGGGCCTCAAGCTCTTCATAGTCTACGTCGATGTGTTCAAATCCGAGACCTATCGCTTTCTGCGATTGGAGCGGCCGACAGACGAAGACCTAGCCCACGGCGTATGCTTTCCGGACGGATATATCCATATCCCGGACGGCATCGGCGATGAGTGGCTTAAGCAGCTCACAGCAGAGCAGCTGGTTCTGATCAAGTCGAAGCGGAAGAAATCCTTTCCGCGAATGGAATGGCAGAAGCTTCGCGAGCGCAACGAAGCGTTGGACCTTCGCGTCTATGCGCGCGCCGCAGCGTGGTTACTGCAGGTGGACCGTTGGGCCTTGAAGGGGGATGCACCGAAGGCCGCGGCCCAATCGGGAGAGCCCGAAAAGAAGCATCTGCCGCCGCCTGCGGCGCCGGAAGCTCCGGACGAACAGTCCAAGGGGCCGTCAGACAAACCGCCGCCCAGTTCTCCGCCGTCGGGTGGAGGAGGGAAGGCAAGTTTGAAGCAATCAATTCGCGATCGTTTCGCCAATATGTCGAGACGAAGGTGAGGAAGCCAACGTGCGCAGCATCGGGGAAGCGATCGGCTTGAGGGACGCCGCCACCGATCTTCGTACGCGGTCGCAGGAAATCGTACCGTCCGTTCATCGCTCAAACGCGCAGTTTATGCGGGCCAACCGCAATTCGACGTTCGCGAGCTGGAACCCTGCGCTGCGCGATCCGCAGCATGACGTCGAAGCCGCATGGGACCAAGCATCGGCCCGCGCGATCGACTCGATGCACAATACCGGCTGGATAGCCGGTGCGATCGAACAGTCAACGGCGGATGTTGTTGGTAACGGTCTACAACTGAACGCGAAGCCTGACCCCGATGCGCTCGGTCTCGATGTAAAGCGCGCGGCGGAGTGGGCAAAGCTCGCCGAGAAGCGCTTCGCTATGTGGGCGAACCGCCCATACGACTGCGACGTCGAGGGGCGGTCCACATTTGGCCAGATGCAGGCCAAACAGTACCGTTCGTGGTTTCCGTTCGGCGAAATCGTCGCCGAACTCCCATGGCGTGAACGGGCCGGTTCGATGTACGGCACGAAGATCCGTCTCGTGTCGCCCCATCGCCTGTCTCGCAAGACCGAGCTGATGAGCAAGATGGTGCAGGGCGTCCGTATGGACGATGACACCATGCCTGTCGGCTACCTGTTCGACGTGCCGGACCAATTCCGCGGCACTCGCCAAGTTGAGCTGCCGGCGCGTGATAATCTCGGTCGTCCAAAGATCGTTCACGTCTTCGACGGTGCCATCGGTACGGTTCGTGGCATCACACCGATGGTGCCAGTGCTGCAGGTGGCCAAGCAGTACGATCAGCTCGCCAACGCGACGCTGATGAAACAGATTATGGCTTCGCTGTTCGTGTTCTCGATCGAGAGTGACCGCCCGACGGATGAAGTCCTCGACTCGCTGCTAACTGTTGAGGAGCGGGCGAAGGCGACTGCCGAGGGCCTCACGCCGTACGATGCTTGGTTTGCATCGCAGGCTGGTTGGTACGATGGCAAGCAGATTGATGTCGGCATCCCGGGTCGCATCGCCACGCCCTATCCGGGCGAGAAGCTCGAAGTTGTATCACCGGATGCTCCAAGCTCCGATTATCAGGCTTACGCGCGCGATCTGCTGCGAGAGAGCAGCCGCTGCATCGGGACGACCTATGAAGGCATGACCGGCGACTATGCTGGCGTCACGTTCTCTTCCATCCGCTTCGCAGTCGACAACAACTGGCGCATCGTCGTCTATCGGCGAAAGAACATCGTCGCGCCGTTCTGCCAAGCTGGCTACGAAGCGTGGTTGGAGGAAGAGATCGACCGCGGCGGCCCGCTGGCTATCCAGGGCGGTATCAAACGCTTCCTCGAAAACCGCACGGGCATCTGCAATGCAGAAT